CCATGTCCATTTGCTTTTCCTCCTTTGGGGAAATGGTTTTGGGAGCTCTCCTAGCATTGAAGAGAGCTTTGAATTTGCCAGAGCTTACCGCAGTAGCAAATAGATTTTATCAGCCATGTCAAGAACTTTTTGGTTCGCTGTTACACTACCAGTTCCTGTAGCTCCTGTAATTAATGAAGTTGCCATTAAAAATCACCTCCAGTCCCAGCAACGTGGGATAAGCGTTCTGTAGAGGATTGCATCTATCTTGATGCTCGCTCTACACTTAGTGAGGGATTATAAGGGTTTAGTGCTTGCAATCCCTTAGGTCCCGAATCAACCATCTCCTGAAATATTTTTTCCTCTTCGGTCATGGGAGTTGTCTTTTGAATAGGAGCAACTCTCTGCTCGGGAGTTTGCCAGGGTGTGGTTGATACAATGCCTGCTGCTGCTTGTCGTTTCTTAATCTCATCAGTGATGGCCTGCTTAGCCTTCGCATAGGACGAGGCCTCCACCTCGGCTATGATCTGGGCTCTCAGTGTCGCCATGTCAACAGCAGGAGTTGGCTGAACGGGAATCGTACTAGGTGTGGCATCCGTAGTGACTCCTCTAGCCTTTGCTAATGTCTTCGCAAAATCATAGAGTTTTGGAAGTCCTTGAATATCATTATCCCACTCTGGATGGATCCTACAGGCTTCGGCAAACTCTGCTCTAAGTGAATCGAAGTCCCTATGATCTGACCTAAATTTCTCAAAGGTTGATCTCCTTAAAGAAAATGTGTCATAATCTCGGATCTGCTCCACAGAAACTCTGCGGGTCACCTCTTCAGCCACCCTTCTAGCCACTGATTCCGCAATGGCCTTCGCGTTGGAGACAGGTGAATCCAGAAATGTCAAGTCATCAACCTCTACCTCAGGCTCTGATGCCTTTACAGGCTGAGCGGCGGGTTGAGGTGCAACTCTCTGTGGGGGTTTATATTCCTCCCTTGGTCTACTTAACTCCTGTACAACATTTTGTAACTGGGAAAGTTCCTGAGACTTACGAGTAAGCTCAGATTCCTGTTCCTGCATAGCTTTTAACATCTTCTGAAGAGACGCAGCTTCATCCTTATCCCGGAACTTCTCAGGCATTAAGTTCACTAGGTTCGCTTGTCCTTGAACTGTTTCCCCCGCTGGAGGGGCGGGTTCCGCAGGTGCAGGGGCTGTGGATGGTTCGTTGTTGGTCTGTGTTGGGATTGGAGCGTCTTGAGAGAGCTTCTCAGTGTCCTCAAACAACACAGCAAGTTCGTTGTCGCTTAAAAGCTCTAAGCCGCCGTGGACTTTTTCCCGCAGTTGCTCGATACTTTTCTGCTGTTCTGCCATAAATTATCCTCCTATCCTTGTTTAATCTTCTCTACCATTTTATTTGCGTTTTTGACCCGAGTCTCTATAAATTTTAACATTTGTGAGAGTACTCGTATTTCCGCCCTAATATCTGCTAGATCTTCACGAGAAGCACCAAGAAATCTAGCCTCCTCGATATTTGGTGTTATAAATCCCTCATATACTAGTTTCCATCCGTAGGTATCTAGCATATTCTGGATAGCCCCACCGACTGTAATGACCTCATTAGCTTTATCTATGTCGAGGGGCCTATTGTCTTTTTCTTCCATATGTAACTCTTTTCTATCCATAATTATATCCCCTATTAATCAACAAACGGACTTTTTCCTGCCTTCTTCCGTTCTATAGCATGTTCTACTGCTTTTTTAAAGATGCTCTGTCCTATTGGGGTCTTCCACAATTCGGGGCTAAGTTTTTCCTGATTTAGAAGATACTTAACTTCACTAGGAGATAATGTAGGAACCATACTTGGAATCAATTCCTCCTTACCACCTCCAAACGAGACTCCTGCAGTGAGTTCTGATGCGACCCCACCATTCGCCGTTGGTAAAGTTCCTAACCACCCATAACCCTTTTTCGTACCATCTTGACGCAATGGCCACTGACTGGTGTCAATCTCTTCTCTGGGTAGGGGTTCTGGAACGCCCTCCTTCTGATAAACCTCCGCTCTTCCATGACGAGAATAATAATCCTCCATAGGAACTACATATCCGGATTGTTCAGGAATATATAGTTCTGGACCTCTCTCCCCAACCCAAACGGGCTGACCTTCTTCAACTGGTCCACCATACGCTCTACCAGGTATTCCTGGTGGTCCTGGTGTTGCGGCTCCTCCAGCTCCCTGCATTAACATAGCCATCATATCCGCCTCATTTGGTGCTCCCTGTCCTGGAGGAGGGGGAGGTGGGGGAGGCATCGCTCCGGGAGGTCCTGGAGGCATTGCCCCAGGAGGTCCTTGACCTGGGGGTGGTGCTCCTGGAGGACCTTGCCCAGGCTGCTCCCCTGGTTGAGGCATCACATTAGTAATACTTGCTGCAGGTATTGGGGGAGTCTGCAACAATTTACTAGTGCATTTAATATCAAACGCATCCAATAACATTTTTCGTAATTCCAACTGATTGATGTAGGGATCCTGATTAAATAACTGATAGGCCTGCATCATTTGTTGGGTTCTAACTTCCTTTACTGCTGTGATAGAAGAACCCATGGGTTGGAAGTTATACTGCTTTAAAATTTCTGTAATATCCTGTTGGTAGAAAGCATCTCCATTTCTTTTAGCATACTCCTCTTTCCCGACTATCCTAGCAAACTCCTCTGGTTCCAGAAAGTGATAATCTAACCATAAAAATGTTTTAGCAATACTCCTCAAGACGGTGAACTCTAACATCTTAACAACCGTGTCAAATCTAATATTCGATGCTTGTTGTAATTTCACAATTCCTGTTGCTGTTTCTCGTCTCATAGGCGGGGCACCAGCATCATAGGGGTACTCCCCAGTGGCAGTGTCGATATCGCTCTTTATAATCTCTTCTTCTTTGTAGGCTGACTGTGTGACATCGGGAGTTGTTAAATCTTTAATGGCATTAACATCACTAGCTAGTATTACGTTCCCAGGATATGAAACAAGAGAGTCAAAATCAATGTCAGCATATTTATTAGCAATAAACATACGATTGATAATAAGATTAACGTTATCCATCCTTTGGTTGCGTACATCGTTCAATTCCTCCTGTAGACTCTCCGCGATTTCTGGAATTCCGATACCATAAAGTTCGTGTTGAACAGGCACATACCTTGCCATAATAAACGGGAGCAAACCCCCAAAGGGATTTTTCTCCTTCTTCAAAATTTCTCTCCGAGCACCAATCGTGTAGATATTTTCTCTGTCCCAATACTCTAATACCTCAACAACTCGACGATTAGAATCAAATCCATACTCATCCAGAATACCTACACTGGTCAACCTCTTCTTCTTGTACTCATCTACAGATGCCATAGACTCTAATTTACCCAATAACTCTTTAACATTCTGATAAAACCCCGCCCTAGCCATTCTTTCTAAATCATCATAATCTGTATATGACAACTGAATTATGTACTTCATCCTTCTAATAGACTTTGCTCGATAGTCGGGGAAGATATGAAATAAATCTATGGGTTCTACATCAATATAATTAAAACTTGCCAGATCATCATCATTAAATTTAGGAATAATTTTAGCAAAAGAAGATCCATATACCGCACATTCCTTAAAGAACTCTAGGATTTTACTAAAGAATTCTAACTGATCTTCATCTAGTTGGTACTCTAAGAGGACCTCCAATAGAGAAGCCATGTCTTCAGTAGCTCCCTTGCGAGCCTGCACAGAGATGATGGGCCTAGTGTTGAACATAGTTCCAAGCATTTTTGGAACCACAGTTTCAACTTTGGAAAAGACATACGGAACAAATATATTAGATTTATAAGGAGTATCAGATACTGTCCTATAATTTCGATATAGTTTATAAAATCTCTTCCATCTCGTTTCCTGTGGATCCCTCCACTGTTTAACGGCGTTATACAGGTCGGAAACATATTGAACTGCATCCTCTTTAAGTGTAGTAGGCAAGGGGTTATTCCTCCTAGTGTGTTAAATATACTGAATAGTCTGGTCTGTATCATCCACATCCGCTTTACTAACTTCTAAAGCTTTTGTAACCTTCTTTATTGGATCGGGAATAAAGGGTGAACTTTGGGGTTTACTAGACGGAACTACCGGATGTAGTAGTTTGTCCTCTTCTACTGGATTTTGAACTTTAGGTTTTCTCTTATATTCTGTCTTATGTCTAGTAAAGTAGTCGTCGGTCCAATCATCATCTTTATATACTTTGGGTTTTCTTGCCATGTTTTTCTCTCCTTAGTTTTTCTTTCCTAAATAGTATCCAGTCGTCTTTGAGGCCTCAGCAGTTTTCCGTTCGTACTTCCAACCAGGGGGTCTGTATGTCAATTCCGTCATACAGACGTATCTGATAGCATCAAGCAAATGATCGTCTTTTTTCTTTGGGGCTTCTTTGGGATTGTACTTATCTTTAGCCCGAGCCCAGTCATCCCAAACATAGTGTCGAAATTCCCTAATGACATTACGACAATTTTCTGTGACCTTTAATCCGGGTTTAGAGCCTGCTAGCAACTTTGTTAACTTACCAAGGCCAGCTTCTACATCTTTGTGTGCATCTATTATGTAAAAACCATATTTACGGGTAAGCATTTGAGCTTCTGTAAGACCGGAGGTTGATTGCTCAATATTAGAGGAAGTATCAAGGACACTTCCAACCGGTGGCCATCTATCCCCAATTTTAGCCTTAACCTTTGTAGCTAAATCATCTATCGTACAATGTTCGTAGATCTCATCATATACTGTCCAAACTTGATCCTTATCTAACCCCATAAACACAATTCCGTGTGGATTCCTATTGTGTAAATCCATCCCCAGAACCAGCATCCATTCCTTCTTGGGTTCAGTCACTGCTGGGAGTATATGTCGATCTCCAAATTCCTTGTAGACTAATCCACTCTTAGGAACAAACTGCCCGTACAGAACTGCATCTAAACTATCCTGCATCGCTGGGTCTTTCTTAATTGTGTCTAATGCGTCTTCCCCCAGATGGGGGTTATCAAAAATAGCTACATGTATGTGTTCAACCGCCGGAGGAACTGCCATTGGATTATCATACAACTCCTCATAAATCCAGTTCATTCCGTGTAGTGGAGTACAGGTAATAATAAGACGCCCGTTGATACCACTACTGATTGTACGCATAAAATTTGATTCGTATAAAACCCGGGGTGGCTCCTCATCCATCCAGCATATGTGCCTTTCTGTTCCCTCGTATTTTTCTACATCCTGTTCGTAGGATTTCATCTCTATGAAGGTGCCATTGTGTAAGATCATTGTCATATCATCTTTAGTAGGCATCTTCTTTATTGCATGTCGTGGCAACCAATCCAAAAACATCGGAAGTAGAATTGCCCTAACTCCCTCATTGGATACCCCGCAGACTCTTATCTTGAGTGGCGGGTCAGGATAATCCAAGTAAGGATGAATACCAAGAGCAGCCCAACAGCACTCCACAACACCCCAAGTCGTTTTTCCAGACCTCTTTCCTCCAAGTATGAGTCGTGTTTTAGCAGTGCTTTGATGCATCTTAAGTAATTTTGAATTATTGACTTCATAGTTTAATAATTTATCCGCAGCTGCTAAATGTCGTTGGGTAACAATGTCATATTCCATAAGTGTCTTTTAGTGAGAAACAATTTTAATATGATCAATAACAAACGAAAACTTCCCCTCTGTGTCCGTTGCTGCTCTAAAAGACGGGGCTACCACTAAGTATCTAAAAGTCTGAGATCCATGTTCTTCTGTAATGTTGCCAGTTCCGTATGGATTTACCGTAACGTTCCCCGAATTCTTGACTAAAGTTGTCCTAGCAGCATCAGTGTAAGTGGCTAAACTAACAGAACTTTTATTTGAGGCCGCGTATGTGGTTGTAAAGGTATAGTAATACTGCGTTCCTACAACGTGGGTATTATGGGCGTGGGTGGGAGCTGCATAGTCTTCGTGACCGGCACCTACTTCATAATAAACCGCTTCCTCATCTTCCTGATAATTCAGCTCAACTAGTGGACCGTACCCCACTGTTGCTATTGTTCCAAGATCATTAGATAAACCTATTACCCCCATATAATCATAGGCAACTGCAAAAGCTGTAACCTTGAGATCGAACTGTATCTCAATATCAGTATCAAAATACCCTTCTCCAAAATCATAGTACAAATAGGCAGTTGTATGATCAGGAATGATATCGGTAACGGTGAGTTTGGTTCCATCTATAGTGAAGTTGGTCTCTGTATCTACTATTTCATAAGTAGAGAGATCCTCATAATCACTATCATCATCTTCCACAACAGGATCGGGGATCCTACTTATCGTATTACCTACTCGATATCCGCTATGCCTATATTGGTATTGCTGCATTCTTATCCTCTCCTAATACTTGTACAGAATGACGGTAGCTGTTGGACGTTGTGCCACAGTAACCGTTGCCCCGCTGACACAGCGTTCGTCCCCTGCTCTAGCTGTCATCTTGTAACGTAAAACATCGTTAGGAAATACCATGATATCTCCAGAAAGTAGAGTTGTAGTGCCCGTCAAACATTCCGCAAAGGTTCTAGTAACGTTACCATCCCCATCAATAAGTTGAAGAATGGCTCCAGACCCTGCACTTGCTCCTGCATCTGCGGGAGTCCAAGTATGCGTCACTAATAGAATTGAGTGAAGCAAGTTAGCCTGGGTAAGCGTTGTATCAACGGCTGTAGTCCCTGACGTAGCAAAGGTAATCGAAATCTTCTGGCGATCATATTCTGGTGTACTTTTACTCATTTATCTCATTCCTCCGTTGTAGTTAAAAATGCGACGATTGCTCTAATCGCTTTAGACAATCTATTGAAAACCCATTCCTCTTTAAATGCTCCAGCCCACACAGATAAGATATAACCATTATCTGCTTCCCGAATAGTTATCTCCTTCTTAATCTTTACCTTTGGAGGCGTTGGGGGAGGGACTGGTCGATCGTCTGAAAGAGGTACTTCAATCTGTCCACTCGCTATACCCTCTGTCTTAACTATTTTAGGAGCTGGAAGTTCTGGATTTTTTTCTATATTAGTTCCTGCCATTATTTCATCGTAACGTGACTCACTCATCTATATCTCTCCCTATTTCTCATTCTCATATAAATCAAGTTGTATTCCTAAATTTGTAGATGCAGAATCTGCTGTTATCATAAAAACGTATACAGTACTTTTGGCCAGTATCCACTCACTGTCGTGCAGTCCTCCACCGGCCCCCTTAGCACCAACAGCCATACGACTTAATTGAGTACCTTCACTAAATCCTCTTTGAGCATTAGAATAAGACGAAGCAGCACAAGTGGCTACTTTTGCTGATTGTCTATTCCTATTATAGATTGCTCGACTTACTGGTCCCGCACTTAAGGTTACACCCTCATATACACTATACCAAGCAGCATTACTGGAGAAGACGTCGACATTTGCTACATGAACCGAAGATGCAGCCCCAGATGATAAGATAAGCGTAAGATTAACCCCGTCACCCACGGAATCTGCACTAGCGGTAATGACGTATGTGTCTCCTGTGTGTATTTTGTGATGGACTTCCTCCATGCTAATAAGATTGTTGTCTACAGGATCTAGACGTACCCTATTCCAAGTGGAACTCACATCATCCCAACCATATATGTTAGCACTTAGCATAGAAGTGGCATCAGACATAACTGTATACAGAGCACTAGCGGCATTGGCAGATAGGGTGACCATACCATCTGGCCCATAGCCCTGAATGCCCACTGGGTCCATAAAGTAATCCAGCTCAGTCCAGGTAGAGGTTCCGTTACCTATCTTGATCTTCCCAGTATCGGTCTCAATTCCAACTTCACCTGCTAATAGTGTTGGATCATTCCCCGTCCAATCAGCAGCAAGACCTCTATGATTTTGAATTATTGCGTAAGCTGTTCCCATTATATCCCATACCTTGTCTTCAAATAGGTTTCTACCGTTGCAAGATCGCCCGTAGAGATGGCGTTATCGTAGAAAATTACCTCGGCCAGACTGCCTTTGTGAACCAAACCCATATTCCCATCATTAAAAATACCCAAAGTTCCTGTCCCACTTGGGACATTCCCGGTTTTGGATACAGATGAGAGATTGGTTTGGTCGACCCGAATAACCTGTGTCCCATCAGTTTTCCGATAGCACACTACAATATGCCAAGCTTGAGCCCAAAGAGCAGGGATAGCTACATTACTACGACCATTCCCACTTGAATAAGGGGCATCAAAGTAGATTTGTCCTCCCACTGAAGCTAATACAACTACTTGATCACCGCCCCCAGACCAACCCACTGTGTAGCTATTACCTATGCCCCAGTCTTTCATGTCCCTCACAACAAGAATCATGCACAACTCTCCGGCATTAGGAAATAATTTCAAATTAGTAACTGATTCGTTATATAATCCTGCGTCACCATGATAATATGCATCCAGATAAGCTACTCCCAATATAGGTTGGGTGTTTAATTGGTTTGAAGTCCAAACCGGCCTATGATCTGCATCGCTTTGAGACACATCTACTCCATTCCCGCTTTGGTCTGCCCAAGTATATACCTTATCACCGCCTGTACATTCAATTGTCTTTGCAGCATCTTGGTACGCCCCTAAGTCAGATCGCAGCCATAGTGTACAACCATGGACGGAGGTAGCAGACCATGGAGGTGCAACATATGTAGCTTCTTCTCCCCCATCAATCATTGTTGGATATTCGTAATAGTCTAAATTTCCCGTAAAGGGATTAAAAGAATAAGGCATTATGTTTTTGTCACCGTAATAATCTTATCGTCGGCATCATAACTCAAAGTTACTACTGACACTGAAGAAGCAGCTAAATTATATGTAACTGACGTTAAAGCCGATGTGCCGGTTGACTTATAGGCCAATACGGCCTCATCCCATTCTGGATGAGATACTGTTGCTACGGCACTTAAAATGTTTGTTAGGGAGGCAGTCACTGCTGTGGAGATAATAGCTGTTAGAGTTACCGCAGACGTTATGACTGCCGATAGTGTAACAGCAGATGTAATGACGGCACTTAATACAGCCGACTCTCCACTTAAAGTAAAAGATGTTGGAAATCCACTAACAGGAACTGTAACACTAACTCCAGATATTCCTATAGAAGATGGAAATCCACTAACAGGAACTGTAACACTAACTCCAGATATTCCTATAGAAGATGGAAATCCACTAACAGGAACTGTAACACTAACTCCAGAGATACCAATGGCTGTTTGTGGAGTTGTAGTGGCAGTTATTGTACCACTAATAGGAATCGTTCCACCTAAAAGAAGTTTTCCATCCTCGTCTACAGCTATGTCAATGACATTCTTAGTTGGAGAACGTCCTGTAACAATAGGCAATTAGTATCACTCGCTTTTTAAGATTTCTTGTTTTGCTTGTTCTTTTATAATTTGTTTGTCCCGAATCATTTTCTTTATAGACTCGGGATCTGCGTCGCCAAATATTCCAGGTAACGAAAGTTCAACTTTGTCGGGTGCCTTAAGGCCCGCCCGATCTAAAATTTCCATGTTAGCTGCTAATTTAACTTTTTCTGAATCAGCATTCTCCGCCAAATCTTCTAGTCGTTGTAGAGCGGCGGGAGCTAGAAGAATAAATTTACTACGCGTATCCTGTTGAATTTGCTCTATTAGTGCTTTTATACGAGGATTTCTCATGAGTCGATAGGCCTCTGAAGCAGCCCATTTCGCTGATGCGTCGGGATATGCCTTCCTATAAGACTCAGTTATATTATCAAAATTAGTTTCTATGACATCCTTGGCAAAGGCCAGTTGATGTTCGGTTGGCTCCCAAGATGTATCTGCCATTAAAGTTTTCCCCCTATTTGTCGAACATGTTCTTCATTCCAGACCTCATACGTGATTTACTTTTTTCTTCAAGAGATTTTTCGGCTGCCTGCCCTTCTTTATTAGCTGAGTCGGCAACTTTCATTCCTGTTTGAACTACGGGATTAGAGAGAACTCCAACCAACTGAGCCCAAAACTTTCCACCCTTTGGATGAGACTTACAACCTTTAGGAGAGTCACTCTGTTTATTGTGATCCTTCCTACTTATCGTAGGATACTCGTTCTTTTCTTTCATATAATATCACTCCACTTTGGTTTAGAATCTTTTCCTGATTCGGTCTTTGCCGGAGCTGCGATGCCAACTCCCTTCTTATGGGGCACTATTAGATCATTCTCGGGAATATAGTAGTCGCTGGGGAGAGACAATCCTCCACGTCCCAAATTGGGTTTATGTGAGCCTGGGCCGATATCAGGCAGTCTTTGCTGCGAGAATCCTAGCTCATCAGCCACATTAATTGTGGATGGTTTAGGTCTTTTTGTCTCAGTTACCACGGTGTGACACTACTCCTTGCCTTTTTGGATTTTTTACGAGGCCTAATGTCTCCGCCAACTGGCGGTGCGACTCGTGTCCTAGGATCAAGTGTATGTTCACGGCCTGTTGGGTTCTTCTGGGCACCTACGCCCTCTCCTGTTCCCCACGTCGTAAGAGGATAATCGGCATCCCCAGCGGCACTTTCGGCACTTCGCACGTTGCCCATTACATCTTCTCCTTATCGCAACTTTGTAATTTGATCTGGATTGTATGCCTGCTTTCCAGATATGATGATCCCTGAATGTACTAATCTAATATCTCCATCTTTATCATGCCATCTTGTAATGAATTCCCCTGTTGGGATATATGAGTAGTGACCCAAAGTAGATGGATCCATCAAATAGATATTGTTGGCATCATAACCAATACCCACAGCGTAGTGTCCACTATCCCATCCCTTGGAAGGATCTTTCCCATTTCCTGACCAAGCCTGCAGAACAAGAATGACCGGCTTCCCCTGATCAATCAGTTCCTGAAGATCGAAGATGGTCATACCTTTTCTTAATTCTACCGGAAGTTTTATGGACTGTACAAACTTTATAATATCACGATGATCTGTACCATTTTCTGGGGAGGTCTTAACAGCCTTCTTTAAGAACTCATAATCAACTTCCTTACCATAAAAATAAAGAACAGACTGAAGGCACGCTACTGCACAACTGTAGCCATCGACCTGTCTAATCTGAGGTATACGAATAATATTTGTAATACTGGACAAGTCATCCAAACTTGTCAGTCCTATCTCTCCCAGCAAGTCAACCCAACTATCCACTCATATCACTCTCTTTGTCGTCTTCTTTTGTTTACCCCGTTTAACTACTGGACAGGAAAACTCAGGAATGGCTTTTTTAGATCCCCGAATATCCTTTTTCTGTCTATTTGCGGGTCCCGTCTCCGTCCCTGTGGAACCTGTGCATACTGCTTCAGCCATTACTTTCGTCCTCTCCCTACAGTTTGTCCGCCCTTATGTTTGGAGTTCCAAATCCTGGCAGCCTTCTCTTTAGCAGCCTTATCCGATAATCCATCCTTTTTAAAAGAATCTCTCATCTTTTCATAGCCTTTAGGCATCTACGTACCCCTCCAAAAGCTCTGGTTCCAGTCCGTCAGTCATCTCATTCTCACGAACCTTTTTCCAGAGTTGCCGATCGGCAAACCTCATATTGTTTAGAGCTCTCCAAATTTCCAGAGCCTTTACGCGAGCTTGCGATAGCTCCATGCCATCATGGATATACATCCGCTCAATCTCTTCTTTACTATAAATTAAGTAACTGTCGTATCCTATTTTCCGTTTAAGTGGCATGGTGCAATTCCCTATGACAATTTGAACACAACACTACACAATTATTCAATTCGTCTAACATTCTAATTCTATTGACGTTATTAAATGGCCATGCATGAATAACTTGGCTAATAGCAAATTTCTTATCTCCTAAATGGTGAAAATCCAGGGCAGATCGACATTTATCATATCCACATTTAGAACACTTGGGCTCCTTGATAGTATAACAGAAGGTATACCATTTGTCCTTTTTTTGATCCCTATGTTTCTTCGTCCAGACTTTGGGAGTGCCCATTTTATGCAAATCCCCCTTTCTATAGATAGCAGTAGTGTTTGCGGAACATTTTGGAACATTATAATGTAGGTTGAATGACAGGAACCGTCTCCTCTAGTCCGGATGTCAGACCTGAGGACGCCATAAGTCTCTTCTGTTTTAATATCGACCTAGGACAGTACACATTTCCACAACGGGTACACTCCACCCACCCAAAGGTCTTAATAATCCCAGTATTAAAGAATCCTATATCCCGGGTAGGCAACCCACAACAGGGACATACATCCTCCATAATCTCTTTCCGCATCTGACCTTCTTGCTTTTCTAAGTTAGCGATTTCTTCACGCTTTTTTTGTGCCATCTCTTCGCTCATTTAGTATCTCCTTTATGTCCTGAAGTTCTTTTAGGATTTTGTCCAAGAGGGAATCCTCATGTATCTTCCTATCTACTGAAACTAAACACACGTGAGGTATATCATCCCACATCAATTGCCCACACGTCCAACATATTAAGGACTTACCCATAGATTTACCTCCCAAAGTCTATACGTATTCTATCTACCCGACACCACTCAGGTTTATCTGCACACTCATCCTTTATGTAATCAAAGTGTCTACCATAATAGCTGCAGTAGGGCTCATTAAAGAAAAGACAATTCCAACATTTGTCAGCACTATATACGGCAACATCCGCTATTTCTTCGATTTGTCCAGACATAGCTTCAATCTCCCCCTAATCTTCTTGACATCCCTACTAATAGTATGTCTTTCCACGCCCAGCATATAGGCTATCTCCTGCTTCCTATACCCCTTACTCAATAAATCCTCCACCTCATCCTGTCTACTTCTAGTTGGATACCTACTAGACTTATCTATTGCCCCAATCAACCTATCCTCGTGCGATCCAGTTGCAAATGATTTCGAGGGTTTATGGTGTTGATACGGCCACCACTTGAATGACTTACCCCCCCTTTGCTTTTTGGGCAGCATTCCAGCATCGACATTAGATATAGAATGCAATTGGTGAGCTATAAACTCTTGTACAGGATCAATCATTACACTAATCCTCCCCCAGAACTCGTTGACACCCCATCCTTAATAGGTAGTTTAAATTCTTCCCCAGCATAAAACTCCCTCATAGTGAGTTCTATAAATTTATCCATTATAGCCATATTGGCACTTATCCTCTTACTTATTCGAAGTAAGCCGGGAGTCTCAGTCGCCATAGAGTGCCTACATCCCTGATGCATTCGAAAGTCCTCATAGGAGCCATCACATAGATTATGAACTAACCCCTCATGTACTGTGGCCCTGTCAGAATATAGAACTGATGAGCAATCTGTTACCACCCCGTTACCATCCCCGTATCTTGAAAAGAATCTATCCTCCATATCCCTAATAGCCTTAACAAAGTCACTAGGTTGATCCCGAGACTCATAAGAATAACAGTAATACTTACTTACAGTTATATCCTCATGCAGGGACAGGAATCCATTCCGGGCTAACTTCTTGAGATTATGCTCATTCGCTAGTAGGATCTGACCCTCCGGAGATGGGGCATCCCCTATCTCGGGATGACAGAATCCTGCATTCGTCTTAAGATGTGAACTTCCATAGCGTTGTCCAACGTTAAATCCTACAGGGTTAATAACAGGAAGAAAGGATAAGTCAATCTTACTTGGGATCTGTTTGGTTTCCAACCACTGCATAATGGATAAAGGACCAGCCTTTTCCTCTCCATGGAATCCCGCGGCTATAAGTAGATGAGGTCTTTTCTTATCATAAACCATACTGGTTCTTACTACCCACATAGGCCAGTTATCCACCATTCCAAGGGTGGAGATCCAGAGATGCTTTTTAGCCGTAACGGCTAAAAGTCTATTTGTGTAGTTACCCATTAAGCCCATTATTCATCCTCTATTATAACCCCAATTCCACATACTGCCTCCCCCTCGGGTGGGTGCTGGTCAATAAATTCTAAACTTGTTTTTGTTTTTATTATTTTCCAAAGGTTAGGAACTCCTGTGTCATGATTAACAATATCATGTAACCCAATAACCCCACCTACTCTAACTAACGACTTATAATTCCTATAATCGGACGATACCGAGTAGAAGGTGTGGCACGCATCTATAAATAACATATCTAAGGATCGATCTGGTATTAGTTTATGTACTACTTTTATAAGTTGGGGATCTGTACTATTTCCCAAGATAGGATGAACTCTTGAGGGACACCCACAAACCCAATCTGCGAATACTTGTTCATTGGAATCCAGTACATATAGTTGTCCATCATTCCGTTTACAAAACTTGAACCAAAGTGAAGAAGTACCCCAGCGTTTAACCCCAATTTCCATAATATTTCTTGGATTTATAGTCTCTAAAAATTCTACAAAGTTGGAGATCTCGTGTGTATTCTGTTCCCCTCCTATCCAGTTATCCATTATGGATGACATTTACTTCCTCCTACCTACCAACATAAACCGACTATTCATCCTCTATATTGGGGTATATATCTGGAAAGTAATCAGGTTTATAACTTCGAAGTTTCCCGTCCATTCTCTTTCCATATACTGTAGCTTCTTTAATCAAATCAACCAACTTATCTTTCTTTGTAGACTCAATATCTAAATCCTTAATGATATCGTAGATTCTTCGAAGTGTTTCGCATATGGTGTGGGCTCCTGTTGTCTCTAACTTGTCGTGCCAATATTGAGCTTTCTCATCCTCAGTGGGTTTGTTAGCACTCATCTAGGTCTCCGTCCTTCGTAGAAAACGAATAGCCAATAAAGGCAGTAAAGACACAATGCCGCTAAGAATAACCAATCCGTGGAATCCCAATGTCCCATAGAGCAACCCTCCTAATGTAATACTGGTCTGAGTTCCTAGGTTTAGGACACTCATTAGACCAGCAAATATAAATCCCTCACTACCCTTAGGAACTATCTTGGCAGCATAGGATAAAATCGTCAAGTGAATGATACCTACAAGCCCTCCAAAGATCAGTCCGTAAGCCATCAACCACCATTGGTTGGGAATATAGAGGTACGCAAAAGCACTTACCCCACTTAGAGTAATGCAGGCATACAGTTTCTTGTACATATTCCATTTGAATCCCCACTTTAGATAGACTAAGAACCCAAGGACTTCTGTGGCTGTACCAAGTGTGCCAAGTAGCCCAATAAACATCTTGTCGATGTGCATGGTTTCACGCATATAAGCCATGAGAGGAGTGCCAAAAGACGGGGGGAGATAGAGTGCGTACAAGAACAAGGCTCCTAGAATAAGCCGTCTATCTTTGAACCCCTTGAACATTGTTTTAACTTGAACCCATGACCTGGTAGCTTCTGTCTTTTCTTCATCATGGTACCTCCAAATGTACCATATGCCAAAAGCTGGCAACAAGGCCATTAGGATGTAGGCCAGTTTAAAGCCATAGTATTTGGCTATGTAGGCCCCCCCTAACGAGACGATGAGCGAGACGATCCCGATCGACGTCCACTGGACGGCTTGGATTTTACCAAGCGTCCCTGCTTTTTGTTCAGCCCTAACCATAACGCTATCGCAAGCCACGTCATTAAAAGCGAGAGCAAACCCTGCAAGAAGACCAGTGCAAAGGATCGCCCAGTAGCTAAGGCCATACATAATAACGTAAGCACATACAATAAGGATAAGTATATAGTTCCCAATTAAGTACCTCCTTGTTCGATATCCTCCCCAGGGAAATAGATCACTCCATAATCCATATATGGGTTTGATTACCCAGGGGATCATTGTTATAGCCCCCAGGAACTGAATAGTCTGGACTGTCCAACCCCATTGTTCTCGCATTAGGTAGTAGACAGCCTGACCAGGCAGACCATTAATGCCCTGTATGGCATAGATGAGAGCAAAGAAGATATAGTATCTCATTACCTGGCTAATAGCCATTAACCCTCGCTCCTATCCCTTATAGACATATCCTCCCCGAGAGATAAGATACTCCAGATATCCTTAGCACACTCTTTAGCATATCTGGATTCAGTAGTCTCCCAAGGACATAACAGGATAATCTGAATTCCAATGCCCATTAGAACAACCTTAAGGGTTATCGAGGGTTCGAACTTCTCATACTCAAACTCCACCCCAATAGGATTAAACCCAATAAAAGCTCCCCCCTTCCACTGCCAGATGAATCCAAAGAATAATCGCTTCATACTTCTTCTCCTTTTAGACAAGGTACCGAACCACATTCCTTGCAGACACCCATGTCATCGACAGGTTGAATATTCCCACTGCCAGACACCTTGATCTTGCTCGCGTCGATCATCGTCGGAGATCTACCCGTCCTGCTCTTAAACAACGTCTCTTTGCTTAGCGACTCATCAAGCCTTTTCATTTCCATCCCTTGCCCTTAATCCAATCACTAAACCTTTTCATTCTTCTTCTCCTTTTACTCTTGGCCGCTTATCCGGAGTAATTGTAGTAATATCATATACCCTTCTATACTGACCGTCTGGCCGGGTCTCTGGTAGATTTTCTTCTAATAAGACAGCTCCAAATCTCTCCTTAAACACGTTATACAGTCCGGCTAGGGGGGTATAGAATAAACCCCAGATAGTAGGGAAGCCAAGAGACTTGAGAATCTCTACGGCTTCCCATACTAGGAGGTGGACGACCCCAGTTCCTCGGTGAGAGGGAGCGACATAGACATTACAAAACTCATTACCATCTCTAAGACAGAAATATCCTATAACCTTATCTTCCTTGTCACAGGCTATCACCAACAAGAGGTTATAAAATCTAAAGAAATCAAAGTGTTTAATCATTTTCCTCTCCTAATATAATTCTTAATTTAGTCTCAAGTTCGATTAACTTAAAGGCCAATGCCTCTTGTTGTTTCACTACGGGAGCAACCATCAAACTTAAGTTATGTACGGACTCCACAAATCCTGTAAAGGCCTTGCTGTATAAGAGTTCAATTTCATAGCGAATCTGTAGTAAGTCCTTTGCCATTTGGGCCTTCTCATCTGGTGTCATTTTATTCCTCCTTTAAGATATCACTGTTCTTTATATCTGGCTGAAGTTCCATATTTAAGTAGGTTTCCCACTTAGATTCCGGCTCATTGGGACACTCCATCATATGAGCCAACATATCCAGTTCATCTGCTGCATCATAACCACATCCCCCACACTTCATAGTCTTACCTCCTAGTAAGCATAGTCTCCTATATGTTTAACTTCTATAGTAGGGTCACACCAGACATCAATGCCCTTCGCTCGCACTTTCTTACAGAAGTAGACGTCCTCCCCTACAGTGTCATCTTTCTCCGAATTATACTCATAGAAAAACCAGGGCTTCTCTATCTCCTTAAAAACATCTGTCTGAATCAGCATAAAACCCGTAGCTATGGCATAGCACTTAAAGGGATACTTAGGAATCTTATCCCCTGCAACTATTACCAAATTGCCATCTTTATCCGAAATTTTAACTGTGCTCATGGGGGGTAGGACACCCCTAAGGTTATAGTTAGCCCCAATGACCCTTTTGTTCCGATCGGCTAAGGCCAATATACCATTGTCCGGGAAGGCCATATCGCTGTCTATAAACATAAGATGGGAGGCCCCCACCTCCAACGCCTCTCTGGCTGCACTATTACGATTCTCATCAATCAAACAGCCAGTTGGGCAGTAGAGGTGAAATTTGCAGTGAGTGGCCATTACTGTAGAAAAGGCAGCCCCCATTAGGCTGACTACCGTCTCGGTCTTGATGGAACCCGTATTTGGGATAGCTATACATAACTTGCTAATCTTCATATGTGCACCCCTTGACCATAGATTCTCCTATCCATAGATCCTTATTACTGTACCACACTTAGGACACTTGGCATATAGGGCATTAGATAAGGAAGACAGAATCAGCTCATACCCACATATATGACATGTCCTAACCATTATAACTCCTTGATAGCCATTGGGATTAGGATCGTAAATCTCCTCATCTTACTGA